TGGAGGAGCCTACAATTGCACAGTTGGAGTTGTTAGTGGCGTACAATACGCCTTTGTGGGATATAATGCTGGCGCGCATTTCGTGGTCGTCAATTTGACAAATCTGGCCGCTCCTACGCAGACCAGTACGACTGTCATCACCGGAAGTCCTGGCTCGATCTACAACGTATCATTTCTCAATGGATATGTATATTGCGCTACTCAAAGTGCAGGTTTGGTTGTTATGGACGTAGGGGGTGGCATAGGATCTCCAACAGTTCCCGTTCAGACCTTCACCCAGGGTTCGCCTGTCAAATCCTTTGGAGTGGTCGCCATAGGCACGAATGTCTATACAACCTATTACTCTACTTCTAGTCCTTTCACCACTAGACAAATTATATCTTGGACGCTAAGCGGAGCAGGAACTCCTGCAGTTCCTTCTCAGCTACAGAGCTTGCAAGTTACGGCAGCTGGAGAAGCACTGGGCTTGAGTATTTCAGGAAATACTGCATTTGTCACCACAGCTACTTCAGGTGCCTATAACATCAATCTAGTTGACATTACATCTCCTTCTGCCATGACTAATTTGAGTCAGGTTAATAGCTCGAATGCGTTTGGTTCGGCATTTTACGCAGTTGGAAGCGGCAACATCATGTACGTTCCTTCAAGCGGCAATGCCACCTATGGGGGGGCGATAGATGCTTATGATATAACGATTCGTACTTCTCCGATTCATATCTCTCAAGTTACCACCGGAAACCCTAATTCAGGATTTGGAGGCATAGCCCTATCAGGTGGATATATTTTCTGTGCAGACTATGGAGTTCCAGCCAGTAACAATGGGTACTTTGATGTATTTACTCAACTGAACGCCACTGCTATTATCGGTGAAATGCTATCTTCTACTGCTTACTTGCAGTCATTAACTCCAAGTACAGCTTTAGTCGCTTCTTCTTCGAATGAGATCATATCATCTGTTACTACTACTACAGAATTATCATATGTACATGGAGTAACGAGCTCTATTCAAACACAAATTAATGCTTTATCTGCTAGCTCTTTTGTATGGAATGTTCAAACTACTTCTTTAGCTCTAGTAGCTAATCAAGGATATCTTGCCAATAGTGCTTCGGCTTTAACTTTTACATTGCCGACCACAGCCACAGTGGGGCAATTATTTGCTGCATCAGAGATAGGAACAGGCTCGTTTTCGATTGCTCAGAATGCTGGACAGCATATACAGTTTGGTAGTATTCAAACTACTTCTGGCACAGGTGGCTCGTTGACATCTACTAATACTGGTGATACTATTAATTTGGTTTGTTCTGTAGCTAATACTACCTTCCAGGTGGTGTCTTCTATAGGCAATTTAACGTATATTTAAGGAGTAAAAATGGCAACTCAAAATTCCATTAATGCTAATGCCTCCACCCCTCTAATAACCACCGATGGCGGAACAGGATTATCCAATCCGACAGCTCATGGTATTTTAGTTGGCGAAGGTGCTAGTGCAGTAAACCCTATTGTATTAACAAATGGGCAATTATTAGTCGGTTCGACTGGAGCTGATCCTGTAGCTGCGTCTATCACTGCAGGTACGGGGATTAGTGTAACTCCTGGTGCTGGTACTATTACTATTGCTTCAACTGGTGGAGGTGGATTTACATGGAATAATGTTACTGTAAATGCTCCTGTAACAATGGTAGCGGCGCATGGTTATATACAAAATAGTGCAGGAACTAATCTAGATTTCATTTTACCTTCCACTTCGGCAGTAGGAGATGTAGTGGCAGTGGCGGATGGTGGTCTTGGGTTCCAGATTACGCAGGCAGCGGGTCAATATATAGAATTTGGCAATGTTACTACTACGGTTGGCACTGGCGGTTCCATAACTTCTATTAGTGGGCAAAATTGCGCTATACAATTGCTTTGTATTCAGGCCAATATAGCATGGGTCGTTATAAGTTCAGTCAGTAATTTCACAGTAGTATAAGGAGCAATTAATAATGACAATTCAAAATTCAATAAATGCTAATTCAGTTACACCTTTATCAGTACTCGATGGTGGTACAGGACTTAGTAACCCGACTAATCACGGCATTCTAATTTCAGAAGGTACAAGTGCGTTTAATCCAATAGTTTTATCCGCTGGCCAAGTATTGATCGGTACGACGGGAGCAGATCCTACTGCTGCTACATTGACAGCAGGAACTGGTATAAATATTACAAGTGGTTCGGGTTCTATCACTATTGCTAGTGTTGCTACTGACACTTGGACGAATGTAACTACTACTACACAAACTATGGTTGCTGGCGGAGCTTATACCGCAAGTAATGCTGGTTTAGTGACTCTTACACTACCTACAACAGCAGCTTATGGTACAATTATGGAAGTTGCTACAGGAACTACTTCAGGAGGATGGAAAATTGCACAAAATGCATCGCAATCTATTCAATTCGGCTCAGTTGCAACTACAACAGGCACAGGAGGTTCTTTACAATTTACGGCACTGGGAGATTCTGTTAAACTTCTTTGTACAGTAGCAAATACAACTTTCCAAGTTCTTAGTGCTGTTGGGAATATAACTTACGTATAAGAAAATATACCATGGCCACTAATAATACTCTTAATATTAGGCCTACCACTGCTCCTCTTCCTGTCTTAAGAGGCGGAACAGGCGCAGCTACTCTAACGGCTCATGGTGTTATACAAGGAGCTGGTTCTGGTTTTCTTACATCAACAGCTATGGGTGCTGGTACATTATTAGTGGGAACTACTAATACACCAGCAGCTGTTGCATTGACAGCTAGTGGAACCGCCGGTAATACTGTATCTGTTACTTCTGCATCTGGTTCAATAACTATCAATAATGCTTTATATTGGTTAGATGTAACTGCTACTACACACACTATGCTTGCCTATGGTGCTTATACAGCTAGCAATGCTGGAGTAGTAACATTTACTTTACCTACTTCAGTTTATGGAATTACAATAGAAGTAACTACAGGAACTACCTCAGGAGGATGGAAAATTGCACAATTGTCAGGTCAATCGATACGTCATGGTAATGTAATCACTACTACTGGAACGGGAGGGTCGTTATCTTCTACCGCTCAAGGTAACTCAGTTAAGCTTGTCTGCCTTCAAAGTGGAGCAGGATGGCAAGTGATAAGTTCAATGGGCAATTTAACAAAAGTATAAATGGGTAAATAATGACAACAAATAATTCAATAGATGCTAATTCGACTACTCCACTTTCAACTACTAATGGCGGCACTGGTGTTTCTGCTCCAACAGCCCATGGGGTATTGATTGGAGAAGGCGCCTCAGCGATTCATCCTATCGTTTTAACTGCGGGTCAGGTTTTAATAGGGACAACGGCTAGTGATCCAGTGGGGGCTACATTAACCGCTGGAACTAACGTTACAATTACTAGTGTAAGTGGTTCAATTACAATTAATGCAAGTGGAGGGACTAGTTTTACCTGGAATGATGTCACAGGAACTACTCAAACAGCTGCTGTAAATAATGGTTATACCGCAAGTAATGCTGGCGTAGTAACTATTACATTACCAACCACTGCCGCTTATGGTACAACCATTGAGGTAGGTACAGGTAGCACTGCAGGCGGCTGGGTAGTTGCTCAGAATGCGTCTCAAAATATTATATTGGGCAATACTACTTCGACAACAGGAACTGGTGGATCATTAGCTAGCACTTTACAAGGCGATATGGTAGAATTATTATGTATAGTTGCAGATACAACTTGGCAGGTACGAAATTGCGTTGGAAATTTAACAGTAACATAATGGGTATAAATGTCTGTATTAAATAATTCCCTAAATGCTAATAGTTCTACGCCGTTATCTACGGTAGAAGGCGGTTCGGGAGTATCCAATCCTACCGCTCATGGTATTGCGATTGGTGAGGGCTCAAGTGCCATTAATTCTATTGTTCTAGGGGCTGGGCAACTCCTGATAGGTAATACGTCAGGAGATCCCTCGCCTGCCACTTTGACCGCTGGATCCAATATTACTATAACACCCACTTCTGGCGCTATTACAATAGCTTCTTCAGGTGGTGGGTCCAGTTTCACTTGGACGTCTGTTGTAACATCAACCGTCAATATGACAAATAATACTGGATATGTAATAAATTATACTGGTGGAAATTCTGTAACGTTTACTTTACCGACCACATCTAATGTTGGTGATACTATTAGCGTAGATTGTAATGAACTCGTTAATTCATCGATGAATTGGACTATATTACAAAATTCTGGACAGGTATTTAATAATGGGCCGCAAAATTCTACAGTAACTACCGGAACTTTGTATAGTGGACAAGCATGTTCAGATGTCACTTTCGTTTGTATAGTTGCTGATACAGTATATTCTGTAATATACGGTACTGGCACTATTTTGAAAACTTAATAGGGAAATTTAATGTCTGAATTGAATAATACTATCAATGCAAACAATACTACTCCATTGCCTGTCAATGCAGGTGGATTTGGCGTTAGCAGCCCTACAGCTAATGCTGTTTTGATTTCTGAAGGATCAAGTGCATTTAGTTCTATAGCATTGAGCACAGGCCAAGTTTTAATTGGCACTACTTCAGGAGATCCCTTAGCAGCTACTTTAACTGCTGGTACAAATATTTCTATAACTAATGGCTCTGGTTCTATTACTATAGCTTCCACCGGTGGCGGCGGAAGTCTTACATGGAATTCTGTAACTGGTTCAACTCAAACTTTAGTTGCTAATAATGCATATGTTCAAAATTCGAGTAGTAATTTAGTTACTTATACGTTGCCCACAACAGCAAATATTGGAGATACTATAATCGTTACAGCTAATTATTTTAATAATAATTCTGGAGCATGGCAAATTAATGTTAATTCGGGGCAACATATTACTTACGTTGCTACTCAAACTACTAGTAGTGGATATTTAGCTGGTTCAACAGGGGCGACAGTAACATTAGTTTGTGTTGTTGCTAATACAACATTTACGGTTATTAGTTTTTATGGGACGAGCGTTACAACTCATTAATATAAAAGAAAGATTATATGTCAATATTAAACAATTCGATTAATGCTAATAGTAACACGCCGTTGTCTCCTACAGAGGGTGGTACGGGACTGAACTCATCTAGTGCTACCGCTCATGGTATACTAATCACCGAAGGTTCTAGTGCATTTAATCCCATTGTTCTAACTGCTGGAGAAATTCTAATTGGTACTACTTCAGGAGACCCTATAGCAACAACTTTAACTGCTGGTACTAATGTAACTATTACAAGCATATCGGGAGCAATCACTATTAATGCTAGTGGGGGTGGTGGATCAACTTTTACTTGGAATACGGTTTCATCTTCGCCCATAACAATGGTATCTAATAATGGTTATGTGAATTTATCTTCTATTTATTTCTTCTTGCCGACCACAGCTAGTGTAGGAGATATTTTTATTATTACATCTAATGCTAATTCAACTACTATTTCTAATGGAAGGATAGAGACTAATTCTGGTCAATTTATTACCTTTAATACTCAAACTACCTCGATAGGAGGTTATTTACAACTTTCCACCTCGACGACTTGTAGTGGTGTGACCCTTGTGTGCTTAGCTACTAATACTCTATTTGGGGTGGTTAATTTTATTGGGGCCATATCAATACATTAAATTGAAAGTTTACGCGTAATAATGGATTTACATTTATTTGATATAATATATACTGTTATTAACTTTATTTATAAGGAATAAAAAAATGGCTAAAAGAGAAAAAAAATACTCAAAAGAAGAAGTAACTTCTAAGGAATATGGTTCCAGGATGGCAGGTTGTTTCGGTCGTGAAGCATCTATGGGCATCCCTTCTTATGATAGTGAACCAGAAAAAGCTGGTTTAGTTCCATTAAAGAACCGTTTCAGCGCTCAGCACGATGTGAGTCAAGATGAGGCTATGCGCGTTGTAAGAGGCCGTGGAACTTCTGCTATGACCGAAAAGATGAATGATACTGATTAATCGAGGTTAGTCATGCCCCTGAAGAAAGGAACCAGCAAGAAAACTTTGTCTGAGAATATCCGTACTGAACGTAAAGCTGGTAAACCAGAAAAACAGGCTGTTGCTATTGCTTTTAATGTTAAACGCGAAGCAGAACTTGCTAAAGAACGTCGTAAGGATAAAAAGAAATGAGCGAAAAATGGATGGCCGAAGCTTTTAGTAAAAATAAAGGAAAGCTTCATCGTGAACTGGGTGTTAAAGAAGGTGAAAAGATTCCTGCTAAGAAATTAGCGAAAGCTGAGCATTCTAAAAACACAACTATCAGAAAAGAAGCTGTTTTGGCTCACACTGCTGGAAAAATTAATAGACGTCCTGGCAAAAGATAGGTACACTATTCTAGTCATTGTACTATTGTCCTTTCGCTGAAGCTCCACTATTTCCCTAGATAGTGGAGCTTTTTTTATTCGTCTGTTTCATTAAGTTGATTATAACCATGGCCGATTATTGATAGATGGTCATAAATGGTTGATACACTTTCGGTAATATCTACACAATCTCTAACTACATGTATAATAGCGGCGGGATGTCCACTACCAGCAACTAGAAAATCTGGGATTGATTTAACAACCTTACCTAAGAAAGACCCTACGTCTTGACTGATAATATCATGATTTGATTCAGGATTAGTGACTTTAAGCCCAAAAATGCTTAAGAATCCTTTTCCTACGCTGTATAACACACTCATAATTGCCTCCTACTTGGATTTATTACAGTGTAACAAAAATGTGACAGTCGGTCAAGAAAATTATTTGGCTGATTTCCTAGCCCATAGGTCTGGTCACTGATCTAGTGCTTGACATATGGCTGTAGTTTCTACTTCTTCTTCGCTCATCTTAGTGGTCAGAAGGGGAATCAATATGGCGGTACAACTGAATATAGTTATTATAAGAGCCTTACACTGTTCATCTGTCATTTCATTTCCTTATTGCAATGGTCACTGAATCCTCTAGTGCGGCACCCTCGATAGCTTCACCATCTTTAAGCCTGTTAGTAAGCGCAGTTTTATCTAACTTTGGATCCTGCTTAACAAATAACTCTGGATGATTCATCATTAGTTCGGCTTCGTCCTTAATCACTAATTTGGAAGCTGTTTTAGTCACTTTGGATACAGTTCCCAGAGGACAAGTCAACTTAGTAAGTGCGAAGGCATTAAACACTTTCTTCATGGTTTCGCGGAGGTTCTCGGATTCCTTTTTGAATCTTGTTCTTCTCTCCGTCAGGGCTTTGATTTGCGCGTCGAGAGATTCTTCCAATGATTCACTCTCATTTATGTAATAGATCAAATTATTAAGAAGCTCTGCCACCTCGCTAGGGGCAGCTCCCTCTAGTAGTTCGTCTACGCTCGTCTGTAATGATTTATGATCACTAAAGCGGTCTTCAAGAAAAATCAGTTTATCCAAAGCCCATTTGGTCGATGAACTGGATTTGGTCGGCAACGTCTCTTTGGTCTCGTTCTGATCCAAAGTGCAAACAAATCCGTTGGGTAAAAGAGGTTTCTCCAATTCTTTAGTGCCGTCTATATATTCAATCATTTTTCTGTTCCTTTTCTGGTATCGATCTGCTGAATACTAATTTATCTAATTCGTGCCTGAAAACCATAAGATCCATTGTTTCGAACTTATCCAATAGTGTCATTATAGATTCCAGTAAATGCTGTACGTCCCCATTTATTACGCCATACGAAAGACCATCTTCAGTTGTGAGATCCATCATCACGGCCGTTAACTGTTTATTAGTATTTCGTATAGTATCTACATGATGCTCAATCGAAGTCAACGCTAATTCGGTGTCTAATTTCTCTTTTACTTCCATATCTGACACTTCCATAATAAGATTGACATAAGTATTGTCTGGCTTATCACCATACAACATAAAACAGAATGAGGGATATCTATCAGACCGAATCCAGTGAAGACTATTGCTAATATGATGAGCCCCCCGTAAAATAGAGATAAATCTGTCCAAGCATTTAGATTCATTTCGCTACCTTATATTTATTATGTTTCTGTTGAGCTAATTCGCTTAATTCCATGTATTCATTCTTGTGGTCATCGATGAAAGATTTTACTCCATCCCTATTGAGTTTAATCCAATCAGAATACTGACTCAAATCGTCAGGACTTGATATGTTATTTATTTTATTTTTCATGATAAAAATTACTTCATTGAAACTGAAAAAATTGTCGTCAATTTTGTAAAGCTCTTTATTTGTTTGCTGAGCTTCTTCAACTACTTTCATAGATTCTTCATGAACTTTGTTCAAAGTTTCAGTAGAGGGCTTGGAAGTGTCCGACTCTATGAGCTCTATATCATCTTCTGACAGAGATCCTAGTCCGCCCATAGAAAGAGTTACTCTTCTTTTAGCTTTGGTTTCAGCCTTGAGATGAACATTTATTAGATCATTGCCCTTTAAAGGAGTTCCTATGTCTTCATCTATATGGCGAACTCCATCTACCCATTTATATTTGGGTTCCGTTCTTAATAAAGAAATGGCTCCTGTAGCGAAATCTGATCTACCCTCCTTATCTTGAGCATAGACAGTAACGTAAAGAATATCATCTTCTTTAATTTTTTCCATTTTGGTGATGCTGATATTATGAATTTTTCTTAACTGATCGCATGCCCCTTTATTGATATAAAGAGTTAATTTCCCTCCCAAATCAAGATAATCGAAAGGTCGAGTAAATGGATCTAAGCCGTGATTAGCACATAATCTATTAACGTATTCTAATCTCTGTTCTTGCGTTAATTTAGATAGATCTCCTCTTATCAAAACTTCCTCTAAAGTACCAACTTGAGTCGAAGAGGGATTGGCAACCAAGTCAACTTTTTCATATCTAGCTTTTGTCATTTAATACCTTATATTCCTCGGATAAAATCGTTGTAGTCTTTGGGTAAGCATTCTTGCTCCAAAGTGTTAGTACTTGTCTTCTTAATTCCATCCATTCTTCTTCGGTGAGATTAATTCCATTGGGAATATATGATTCTATACCTAATGTAAAGATGATTCCGTTTGTATGCTTAAGTTGATTGTTGTTCAAGTCGATAGTCCAGTTTTTATCCCAGTTTTTTTTAGACTTCATCTCTGAGCTCCTTGCTTTGGATCTGTTAATAATGTTTCTATTTCGCCAAAAGGGACTGGAGTAGGTATACGAAGAGGTGTGACTCTCAATCTGGCAGTTGCCCTAGCTGTAGCTCCGTTCATCAATTCAATAGTGAGTCTGTCACGACTACTTTCAGCATAATGCATGGCTGTTTGTCCTCTTAGATCTGTGACGAAAAGTGACGCATTTCTTTCAATACATAATCTTGCTATTACATGGTGGCCATTTTCGCAAGCGTACATAAGAGAAGATTTGCCAGAAAGATCAGAAGTATCGATGTCAGCCCCTTGAATCACCGCATCCGTAAATGAAGGTAGATCACCAATTTTAGCTGCATTTATTAATTTTTCATTCGGTGTCATTTGATTCTCCTGATAAAAGTTTTAAATTACGTTCTATCACAGCAAAAGTAGCCTTGATATCATTTAAGATGAGCTCCATATTCTCAATCTGATCAGTTTGCATATCGAGTAATGTGAGTATTCTTGCTTTAGTTATTTGATCGATCATATTAACCTTATAATTGAAAATATAAAATGTAGAATAATCACTCCAAAAAGTAAAATACCCCATAGTACGAAATAAAAGATCTCATTCATGACATTTACATCTTATTTCAAAGTTATGAAGGATATATAATGCCGCCCACACATATAGGAACTCTGAATGTAATCCAGAAAAAATATAATATAATAAACCACCTATAACAATGTAACTTAAGATAGACCATATAATGGAGCATGCTTTATCACTCAGTTCAAATGCCTTAGAATCTTCATCCATTAACACTTGAGGTGCGGAAATCAGAAAGAAAAACCCGACTACAAAACCTAATGCAGGATGAACAAGGTCCGAAGCGATTATGACTGAAATAAGGGCGAAGACAAAATATTGTATATAGTCCCATATTTTAGAAATTATATAGGTCATTTACTTTATTCCTGCAGCTCTTAGTTCTTTTTCAAGTAACCTCAGTATTTTCAAAAGTCTTTCGAAGGAAATTATATTAAATCTAATTTCATCGTTCATTTTTCTGCTCCGCATAAGATATTGAGAGCAACCTTTATATGGTGTCGAGTCTAGAAACTTTTCCAGAGGGTTACTCTTAAACCTAATATAGCAACAACGAGGAACAAAGTCAACAACTATTTACTGTTCATCGTGGTTATTTTGCGAACCTATTGTTTCGACTGCATCAGTACAACCCTCATAAAAATAGCCCTCAAAGACATCGATAAGTTGATCAGTGACAAAGGCTAAGCTCGCATATGAGGCCATTAATATAGGCTTCTTGGCTGAATATACCACTAAAGGCTTCAAAGAAGTAAAATGAACAGATAGTGCGCCAAGCATGGAAATCTCTACTATTTCATAGACAGACCAATGAGCCATTTTATCGGATCTCATGTGGAAAAATTCATTTAATGACTTGAATAAACAAAGTGGGGTGGTTTGTATATTTTGTTCGAGAAACGTAAACAAACTTAATAAATCCTTATTTCGGTTACAAACTTGACATATGGGACTATCATATATAAAATGCAACATTAATCAACAAGTATAGGAGGGGAAGTGGAAAAAGATACTGAATGGCTCTCTTCATTAGAGGCAGCCAAATTTTTACATGTTAAAGAAGCTACATTACGTAAATGGCGGTTTTATAGGAGACATCTAGACTTCATCAAAGATAAAGGAAAAGTAAGGTATTCTAAGGATACTTTAATAAAATTTATTAATGATTCAGTTAGGCTCGTTCGCGCAAAAAATTCTTATAAACGGTAACATTTATGACACAAACAACCGATGTCCCTGAAGTTAAACCACTTTATTCTATTGATTATGATAAAATCACCCCAGAGAATATTGCCCTGCTGGACGACTCTACTTTTGATAAATTGATTTGCTTAATAGACGCTGAAGTACAGATGCGAGCAAAAGAATTAGAAGAAATGCGTAATTTAGTAGTCAAACTTGAAAAAGAAATGAAGCACAGATCTCAAATAAAATCTCTCCTCAAAAGCTAATCCCGCCAAATAATTCTTGAATTTCAATATAGTAAGAGTAGTTTTGAAGCGTTAAACATAAAACTACTCAAACCATAACCGCGTTACCGTATCCTTATAGATATCACATTAGGGTACAGTTGTCAACAGTTATTTACAGCGATTAATAATAAATTATCGCTGAGGTGGTTAATATATTGTTACTCTAATGAATTATGGGGATTAAATGATATTCAAAATACAAAGCTTTCTAAGGGCAGTAGCAAAAGATTCAAGAATCAAGGGACAGGATCTCAGAGTCATTAATATTCTCATAGGATACATAGGGTTTGATACCCATCAATGTTGGCCATCGCTCAATACGATATCAAAAGAACTCGACATTCCTAAACCTCATGTATCAGACAGTCTAAAAAAATTTGCTGATTTAGGATACATTCATACTGTTAGATTGAAAAATCGCAATCAATATACTTTTTTATTTCCTGAAAATGAGGAAAAACCATTGATAGTACCAACTAGAGATAAGTCAAAAGGGTTACCCCTGGAGGTAACTGTTGCAGAAAAACTATTACCTTCTGAGGTAACTAAGGGTTACCCCCGGAGGGAACTAGGGGTTACCCCCGGAGGTAACCTAACCTTATATAATAACTTAGATAAAGAACTTACGGAAAAAGGTTTTTCAAATTTGAATTCGGAAGGTGAAGAAGAAATTCCAGAATTAATCAAACCTCTGATCGAAATCTTGCTAAAGAAGCTCGGCAGAGTAGGTTATGATTCTCTCTTTGGAGACGTTCATTGGACGCTGAATGGTATAAAGCCCACGATTCATGCTCCTTCCCAATTTCGTATGAACCGCATTGAGGATAAACTCTTGGCGTTTCTTTGCGATTCTGCTAAAGAAGTTGGTCTTGGCTTACCTAATTTTGAAGTTTTAAATGGAAAAAAAACCCTCAGTTCGTGAGAAAGTGCTATTTCGAGCAATGATTGCCGACGCTATTACCGTAGCAGTTGTAGACTCAGGAGCTTCTTACCGTAGAGGATGGTTGTGCGAATTCAGAGGAGAGCAGAAATATCGGGAGAAACTATACGAAATGATTTACCCATGCTTTACTTTGGATGAGGAATAGCGCTTAATTGAACTTTAAAGCGATTTTAAGTACGAAGAATTATTTTTGGCATAACTATTTCATTTCAAGAGTTATCCACAGCTCTTTGAGCTTTAAAATCATTTCAGTAAATTCTTCATAAATTCTACCGCTTCATCTTCAGAACAGGTAAGCAAATACGGAATCTTCAATTTTAAACATCTTTCCCGAAAAGCTAATTGATTGGGAAACTTACCACCTTCAAATTGCTTGATCTCTGCTATGCTTCTTTTGAATTCAATACATGCCACCCGCGCAAAATCCTCACTAGCCTTGTTGTAATAAACCGTATAATCAGCTAATCCCGAGAGCTTACCCATTCTTGCCTGCTTTATATTCCAATTTCGTGACTGGAAAGAATTTAACCCCCACGCTTGAGGAGATTCGTTGCTATTATGTACCAACTCAAAGTCATTTTGGAACATCCGGTAACAATTCAACTGTTTTATTTGACGAACAAAACTTTCACACCTATCATCTTCTTTAGGAACTTGATTCATTTTTCAGCTTTTAGTTAAAATGGATTAAATATTTTAATTATATCATATTATTAACGAATGTGGCAAAATATTTAAATTATGAATCAATTATGTCAGAAAGTATTCTAGAAGAAGTTCTTATAAAAAGTGAAAAGCTTAATGACCTATACTTTCAAGTCTTGACAGAAGATAAAAATGCTCTAAAGCTTTATAGCATTGAGCTCATTAAAGAAGTGTTAACAATTTGGGAGCAAAAAGAAGATTGTGATTAGAGCTTTAAAACAGTTGTACGAGTATAAAATAGTTTATACAAAAAATAATCCTTTGGAAACTCCAGCTAAGATCGATGGAAAAGCTGTTGATGCCTTGATGGAATTATATAATGATTTAGTGGCTCTTAGGGATAAAAAGAAATTAAAGACTAAAGATGACTGATAGAGAATATCTGACTAATTGGCTGATACGAATGGGATGGGATGTGATCAAATATGATCAAGATAATTACGAAATTATTGTGAGAGAACATTTGAGAAGTAATGATCTCAATTTTTTACTCACCCCAATTGAATTCGAAGATTGGCGAGTCATAGCTCTAACAAATGTTGAATGCGAAATGGTGAAACGTGCTGAACAAAGATGTTACTTAAATCCTGAGAATCAGATGTGGATAGAGTTAGTGAAGATTATTTAAAGCGGAGAAATAAATGACAAAGATTGATGATAAGCATATTGATAACATATTTAAGTTTATGTACGGGTACGAAGAAGATTTGATTCTTGTTGATATTATTAATCAACCGAAGGCGGTGCTTGATAAGATAAAAGTTGATATGTTGTACCGCGTACGTGTCTTGAGAGAACTTGAGGACTTGTATCAGTATGTGGTTAGTGTGCCTGTTAGTCGTATAAATAGTGATGAAAAGCAAGCGCTTCTGAATAAGTTGCGGTTCATTGTACAAGTTAGTAAACCGTTCAAGAGAGGTAACAAAAATGACTGATAAGCAATGCAAAGCAATAGTTAAAGCCATTTATGATGTGGGGAGAGTGCATGTGGATGTTCTTATGAAAGATGACGATGATATATTTTTGATGAATATTTTCGACTCCATAGCTGAGTGGGAAAAGGAAAATATAGAAGAACATCTTCAAAATGATCGGTAAACTCAAACCATTGGATTATAAAATAAAGGATATTTAAAATGCCAGAACAAATCAATGAAGAACAAACTTATAGTATGGCTTACATAACCTCCGCCTTTAGAGCATTGGCCCAACTGGAAAAACGGATAGAGCAATTGGAATTGGAACAGCAAAAACATGAATTATTTAAAAAATGGATTAAAGGAATGATCAACGGATTGAAAAATATTGGGAAGGAAAAGTTTTAGATGACTAATATTACATGGGAACAAATAGTAATTCCCATAAAGGAATTAAAAGAATATGAGCATAACCCACGCAAGATCAGCAAAACAGCCTTCGAGAAACTTGTTGCTCATATTCTTGAGGACGGTTATCATAATAGAATATTGGTCAATGCTGATAATACCATAATTGGTGGTCATGCTAGAAAGAAAGCTTTGTTAGCTGCTGGTTATACCGTAGATCAAAATATAGCAGTATTGAAAGCTAATCGCTTCTTACAAGAACGAGAATTAAAGCGCTTGAATATTAGAGACAACCTTGATATCTTTGGTGAATTCGATATGGATATTCTGGCTAACTGTTTTGAAATAAAAGATCTTATTGACTGGGGAATGGATCCAAATTTATTTCCTGAAGTTGAACCAGAAGTAACCGAGCAAGATAATGAAGCCATCCCATCCAATTCTTCTTCTTCTATTATACTTGGCGATATGTTCGAGCTTGGTGATCATAGGTTATTGTGCGGAGACTCTACTTCAGCGTCTGATGTAATTAAACTTCTTAGTGGTAATATTCCTAATCTTATGGTGACTGATCCTCCTTACGGCGTGCAGTATGAACCCGAATGGAGAGATGGACATGATTTAGGATCCGCAGAACGAGCAACTGGTAAAGTTGCTAATGATGATAAAGTCGAATGGACTGAAGCTTATTCTCTTTTTCCTGGCAGTGTCGCATATGTTTGGCATGCCGGCAAATATAGTAATATCGTCCAAAATAATTTAGAAAATTGCGGCTTTGAACTAATTAACCAGATTATTTGGGTCAAACAACATTTTGCTATGTCAAGAGGAGATTATCATTGGCAACACGAGCCATGTCATTATGTAGTCAAGAAAGGACAGAAACATAACTGGCAGGGAGCTAGAGATCAATCCACGACATGGCAAATTAAAAATAATAATTCTTTTGGTAATTCCGATAAAGAAGAAACATTTGGACATTCAACCCAGAAGCCTATTGAATGTATGTTGAAGCCAATTATAAATAATAGTTCTAAAGGAGATTATATCTACGATCCTTTCGGAGGGTCTGGAACAACTCTGATCGCATCAGAAAAGACAGGACGTAATTGCCTGATGATGGAGATTCTACCTGAATATTGTCAAATGATAATTGATCGCTGGGAAAAACACACCGGCAAAAAAGCGAGCAAGTGTTAGAAATGACTTTTGCCGCCACAAATTATTCAACTAAGTTTGTTTATTTTTTTCCAAGGGTTGGAAATTTACAAGCCATTAAAGGCATAAGAACACGCAACAATGACTGGAAAACCATAGTTGATTCATCCAAGGAATATTTGGTCGATTTGATTTTAACGGAAAAATATTCTATAGTTGATTTGTCAAGAATTTATAATATTAGCCCACGAACTTTACAGAAATGGGCTAGAGAAGCTAACCAGAAATTGAGGGAGAATTGATCGTGGCACGCCCGTATACACAAGAAGAGTCTACAGGACTAAAAAAATTATACATTGCAGAATTCAAATTAAATGGCGGATATATACATAGTGCAGCCAATGCCATCGGAGTTCCCGTGGCTACTATCCGTTATTGGACTCTCCATGATAATGAATTCAAGAAAGAATGTGATTTGATTAAAGAGCTCGTTCTAGATAGAGCAGAACAGGAACTGTTCTACAGGGCAACTAAAGTTCGCGATCGTGATACAGCATTACTGTTTTTTCTCAAAACAAAAGGCAAGGAACGTGGTTACATTGAGAGAGTAGAAAATGTTAACACTACTATGGCTGAAGTCGATTATCGCACTAACCAAATAGATGTGGATCTCGTCGAAAGACTAGAAGCTCAAGGTGTGGAAAAATATAAACAATCCTTAGCGAACCATGAGACAGCTAACGACTGAAGAAATACTGGGAATAAATGCCAAGTATAGAAATGACTTTTCTGAGTTCATTAGACGTGTTTTTAGCATTATATCTCCGCATTCTATATATAAGCATAATTGGCACATTGACTGCATCGCTGAGTATCTTATGGCGTGCCAAGGGGGAGAAATCAAACGTCTCATCATCAACATACCTCCTCGTTTTCTTAAGTCTATTACTGTTTCTGTTGCTTGGCCAGCTTGGCTTTTGGGGCACAATCCTGGTGAACAAATATTATGCGCTAGCTATTCTAAAGAACTAGCCATGACTCATAGCGTCAATTGTCGCAACGTGATAGAATCTGATTGGTATAGAGCCTTGTTCCCTCGGACAATTCTTGCTGCTGATCAGAATACAAAGAATAAGTTTAAAACAACTGAAGGAGGATGCAGATATGCTGTCGGTGTTGGTGGTACTATTACTGGCGAAGGTGGTAACTTTATCCTTATGGACGATCTTATTAGCGCGAAAGAATCTAACTCAAGGGTGGTTCGTGAGGAAGCAAATAATTTTATCGGCCAAACTGCTCATAATAGACTTAATGATAAGCATAATGGTGTTATGGCACTTATCATGCAAAGGTTACACAATAACGATCCCACTGGTTATTTGATGGAACAAGGCGGATGGGAGATGCTGAAAATTCCAGTAGAGTTCAAACATGATACTGTATTCAAAATAGGAAGCTTCTATCACGAGGCCAAGGAAGGTGATGTTTTGTCCCCCACCTTTATGGATAAAGATGCCATAGAGAGAGAAAAACGTATAGCAGGTAGTTATAATTTTAGTGCCCAATTTATGCAGGAACCAAGTCCAGAAGGTGGTGGGGAATTCCGATTAGAGTGGCTTAAGCACTATAAAGGTAAATTACAAGCCAACAGCTTCAATACTTATATTACTGTCGATCCAGCCAACAGTAAGAAGGAAACATCGGACTATACTGCCATTTGCGTTATAGGTTTAGGAGCCGATGAAAACATTTATCTCTTAGATCTAATTCGGGATAAACTGAATCTAAGAGAGCGACAAGAAACACTATTCAAATTGCATGCTAAATACAAACCAAAGGCAGTCTTGTATGAGAAGTATGGCTTGCAGGTCGATATCGACGCAATGAATGAAGCGATGAATTATAATAATTATCGTTTTACTATTACTGAGGTTGGCGGTAAAATGTCTAAAGAAGATCGTATAAGAAGACTGATCCCTTATTTTGCAGACAATCGGATTTACTTACCTGAGACTTTATACAAAACAGATTATAGCGGAGTGGTAATCGACCTGATTGATGAATTTATTAATGAAGAGTATTTATCCTTCCCTGTAGGCCGTCATGATGACTGCATTGACGCCCTTTCCCGGATACTTGATCACACTTTGATTTGGCCCGGGGAAGGTACATTTGATTATTATAAGTTTGCCGCAGGTTTCCCTGACTCAGCATCGCCAAGAAGATAGAATGATACGGAACTGTTGCAAATTTATTAATCTCAGGTACAATAATTATATTCTTTAATTTTAATATGGATAGGTAGCATCTAATGCTTAGTGATGAAGAAATCCTAAAGCGTGCTCACGATGGCATACAAGAAAATCTATTAGTTACAGCGTGGTGGAGATCTAATGAAATTCGCGATAATTATGGATTATACGAAGGTAGCCAATGGCTTGAAGAAGAATCTAGCAGACAGATAGCCAATAATCAACCTATTCGCACCATGAATCGTGTGCAACCTGTAGTGGATGCTATTACTGGCTTCGAGATTCAAAATCGTAGTACAGCTAAATTTATCCCTAGAGTGCCCGAACAAATGGAGCAGGGAGTTTCTGACTTAGTTAATGATGGCATAAAATGGCTAGAGCAAACTGGCGACTATGGAATGATGAAGAGTCTTGCCGTATCTGATATGCTTATTTGTGGCATGGGTTTCCTAGAGCACAAAATAGAATATACCGAAAATCCTAATGGCAAAGACAAGCAAGAACGAGTATTCCCATATTTCATGCTATGGGATGTAACTACACGCGACAAGAACTTTGCGGGTGCTGATTGGATATGTCGTGCCAAAATCATCGATAGAAACAAACTACATCAGTATCTAAAGGGGATGACTGCAGATGAAAGAGATAATGCTTCTGCTGACTTTGGTTCTGCCGTTGATGCGAGGTTCCTAGACTTCTTTGACACTATAATGATAGTGAAATCTCTCGGTGTTATCTACCATTATCAATGGAGAGAATTAGAATATTTCTATCGCGTTGAAAACCCTTTACAAGGTTACGAAGGAGATCCAGATGACCCAGATACTCAAGCTATTGTCATGGCAGCTGAAGTTCTTCAAGAGAAGTATAAATTCAATGTCTACACAGATAAGATTTTCGCTGTTCCTCTGGACGAATTTTCTACAGTCAAAGACTTATTTAAAAGCTTGGGGTTTGAGAAAGTCAAATCAACCAAATCAAAGAAATACAGATACTTCAGAGCGGACTTAGTCGGCAATAGAGTTATTTCTAAAAGCGAAAATTTCTCTCAAAATGGATTTAGTATCCAAGTTATGACTGGCAAATATGATGAAATACGTCAGTGCTATTATGGAATTATGCGCTCCATGAAAGAAGCTCAACGTTTGCTTAATCAAACTGTTTCTGATTATGAAGGTTTCTTGCGTAATATTCCTAAAGGTGGGTTCATCCTAGAAGTTGATGCAGTACCTAACATGGAAGGTTTTAGAGACACATTGCTCAAAGCTAATATGCTCACTGTAGTTAGCCCAGGAGCTCTGGCAGCTGGTAAGATTATGCCGAAGCCTACACCTCCTATCCCCCAAGGACTGTTAGACATGATTCAATATGCAGATCAGATGATTATGCAAGTTGTTGGTGTTACTGGAGACTTTATGGGTCAAGCTGATAGTAAGCTGATGACTGCTCAATTGAACGCGCAGTTGGTTCGGCAGGGACTTATGGTTCTAGCTCCTTATTTCGATTCAATCAGACTATTCACTAAACAATCAGGGCAATTATTTTATGACGCATTTAGAATCCTACTTGATAATTGCGAATCTAAACTTATTGGCCATATTACTAATGCTTCTAATGAACAATTCGTCCAATATATCCGTGATAACGAACAGATAGAATATGATATAGTCATTGACGATGTACCAATGACGCCAGATGAAAGGCAAGCAACGTTCGAGAAATTACTGCAGTTATCATCTATTATGTTGAACAAACCAAATCCCGTTGACATCACTCCTATAGTTATGGAATATGCCCCGTTCAAAGGTGATGAGCTTGAAACGATTAAACAATTAATGCAACCTCCCGAGCCACAACAGCCAGATCCTGTGCAACAAAGATTGATTGAAGCAGAAAGTATGTACAAAGAAGCTTCAGCCAAAAAACAAGATGCTGAGGCTTTAAAAACACAGATAGAAGCTATGCTTAAGCAACATGAGCTCAAATATGCTGATCAATCTGTACAAGTTGAAATGTTTAAGAAAGAATCTCAAGGTGAAAAGGATCAAGTCACTGCCTTAAAAGGTATTAACGAAATCCGTAATTACAAAGAAAATAGAAGGTCTGCTTCATGAATGACATGCAATTAAATAACCCTAACCCTCCTCAAATTAATCTGGAATCAACCACTGAGCAGATTCCGATGAAAAATAGACGTGATAGATCCAAAGAACGTCAAGAAGAATTCTATAAACAATTGGATCAAGTAAATAAAGAAGTTATTGAAGAACCTATTCACAAAGAAGTGGTAGAAGAGCCACATCTTGATGAAACTGAAAATAGCACCCAGCAAAGCACCCAGGATGAAGACGATAGCACCCAGCTCGATGAGAAAACAATTCCTAGAAAAAGATTAAACAAAGAAATAGAAGCTAGAAAAGCTATAGAAGAAGAATTACGTCAGGAACGTGAGAAACGTATTAAAACTGAGACCGAATTGAATCTTTACAATCAAGCTTTAGCATCTTTGCAAAATAGCAATGAAAAAACTGAGCAAGAGACAGATATTGATCCTGTTGATTCTGATGCTCACAAATTATATATGAGAAAAATACATGCCCTTGAAGAAAAGCTCAACAAGCAGTCAGTACATACCAATGAAACCGAACAACGACAACGATTCGAGAGTACGGTTAATGCACAAGCTTCGCAATTTTCGCAATCAAATCCTGATTTTAATGATGCATATAGTTATTTACTTAATATTGAAGCTAACAAAGCTAAATACATGGGTTATGCAGATGATCAAGCGCAGCAATTCGCACTAAATCAACTGCAACCTTTGGCCTGGGAAACATACAATAAAGGTGGAAATGTAGCCGAAATGGCATATAAAATGGCGCAAAATTATGGATATAAACCTAATAACGCAAAGAAAGTTGCCAATAATTCACCTAATTTGGACAAAGTCAGCCAGAATATGGCAAAATCTCATTCTATTTTAGATGAAGTGCCTGGAGTCAGTACTTCGATCGCTCCTGAACACGCTTCATATAATACTATGGAAGGATTCAAACAAAAACTCGCTGGTAAATTTGGGCGTGGTACTAATGTAGAGGAATTCCAACGAGCTTTGAGGAAATTACAAGGTAATGGCTAGAGAAAGAGAGATAAAACGTTTGCCTCACACTAAGCCTACTTTGTGGCAGCGCTTTATTACTCTTTGTCAAACTTATTTGCCAGCATTATGCGGTACAATTGAAATAGCTGCCATCGTTGCAGAGGATATAATGTTACCCGCACCGGAAGCGGCCAAAGCCAATATAGCGACAGAAGTTGGCATTGTTGGTTTGGAAGCAGCAGCTACCACAGGACTTGACCATATTGCCGACACTGGCAAAAAGGAACCAACAGATCATAAAGATATAACTGCAGAAGCGGATAAAGTTGAAGCTGCTGGACATACTATAGTTGATTTAGCTAAAGTAGGAGCTGAAGTAGCGGTGTCCATATCACTCGGCAACATGGGAACATCTGGTTTAGAATCTCAAGTTGTAGCTAATGCAGCAATAGAAACAGCGGCGAAAGTTTTGAACGATGGAGTAGATGTTGCAGTAGCTGAAGGTGAAGATTTAGCTGTTAAATTTGCCGATAGATATCTAAGACATAGTAAAGAATTTACCAGCGCTAGAGAATTATAACTTTTAATGAAAAGGGAATCTAAAAATGGAACATGACGTGGCTAAGCTTTTTTTATATATTGTTTTAACTGTTTTAGCTTTCATAGGTTGTGGGGCTGTAGGCTTTTTCTTCATGAGAGAGATTGCTGCTTTAAAAACACGGATAACTGACCTAGAAGTTAAACTTGAAACTACCTTGCAGAATATTAAATCTAAGCTGTAAATGTTTGCTATTATAGGAACAATTATCGGTTTTTTGCCACACCTTTTCAAGTTCTTGGAAGGGCTCTCCGATAATAAACAGGAATTGGCGATAATGAGCATGCAGATGGAGTTAGCTAAGCTCAATCTCACTGCTCAACTGCAAGAAATTGGAATGAATGCTAAAGCTTCAGAAATACAATCTATGTATTCTTCTATGAAGACATCTATTCCATGGGTTGATGGATTTAATGCCTGTGTAAGACCTATCATAGCCATAATTTTCACAGCAAAAATGATTGCTAGCTGCTTTTATCCCGAGGCAGCTGTCATGAATGATCACGATTACGCAATCTTAGGATGTATTATGTCCTTCTATTTTGGCGACACTGTGACTTCAAGGCTCTAGATGCGACCTATAACATTACAGACAATTAATTTAGTAAAGGGCTTCGAAGGACTTAGATTAGTTCGATATGGGGATGCTACAGGTTTACCTACCATAGGATATGGACATTTAATTAAACCCGATGAGAACTTCATGCATATAAGTGAAGAACAAGCCTTGGAATTATTGCAAACCGATTTACAAATTGCTGGCGCTGCAGTGGAAAGATTAATCAAAGTCCAATTAGATGATAATGAGTTTACAGCCCTGATAGATTTTGTTTATAATTTAGGAGCGGGAGTTCTTCAAGCTAGTACCTTAAAAGCAAAGTTGAATCGTGGAGATTATAGAGGGGCTGCTAATCAATTCAAAAGGTGGGTCTACGCTGGAGCGACTAAACTCCCAGGATTGATTAAACGTAGAGAAACAGAAGCAGAGTTATTTTTATCATGAAAGAACAATATCAATATCTATTTGATGAAAGAATAGGAATTCTTCAACATGAGGGTCAAATGAATCCCGAACGTGCGCAGAGGATAGCTTTTCTGGAAACATCAGAAATCCTTTGTAAAGAACGCTTTGGGAAACAAACTTTGATAAATGAATTTCTAGAATTCAAAAAGCAAGAATATGATATGGTTCTAAAAACTTTATACTCTTGGGGAATTAAACCTTCCTAGTTATCCACAATTTTGTGGATAAGTTCTGTATAACATATTCCTTGCATAATTTCTTAAGTTTCTGTAAACTAAAAAAGATTCTCTCGAGCAACGTTATAGCCGAACGTGAGTCTGAACACGTAAAACGGACAGAGCTAAGCAATTGTAATACTCTTTAAACTGCTCGTGTTGCAACACGTTAAATAGCGTCGTCCAGTAAGACGTTAAAGTGCTTCGTAAATAAAAAGAATCAAGGCGCAGAGTAATCTGCTTTTTGAAATTATTTATGGAGGCTTTAATGGCAAATACCATTTTCGCTTCGAACAGTCCACAAACCGTTAAGTTATGGAGCATGCGGATTTACCGCGATTTCGTAACTGATACAGGTATGCTTGCAGCAATGATGGAAGCAGGTATTGTTCGTAAGCATGAAGATACACAAGAAAACGCTGGCGATCGTGTCAGAATTTCCTTCTTACAAAAACAAACAGGTGCGGGTCTAATCGGTAATCAAATTGCTGATGGTAACGAATATCCATTGATTTATTTCACTGACGATTTATTAATAAATCAACTTCGTTATCCTATCCAAATTCCAAATGTCATGACAATCTCTCAACAAAGAGTTGTCTATGATTTACCAGAAGATACATATAAAGTATCTATGGATTGGTTAGCTCAACGTGGTATTGTTTCCGTACTATATCAATTAGCCGGATTCAATCCAGTAAGCTTTACTTATCAAGGTACAACCTTTACAGGCGCAAGCAGATTAACACTCCAAGGTATGAATCAACCAGTACCTCCAAGTGCTAATCGCGTTCTTTACATCGGTTCAAATACAAGTGATACAACAACACAGTCAGATCCAACTGCTACATTAAAGTTATCTTTAGTGGATCAATTAGAGTCTATGGCTGAAATTGCAGATCCTTACTACATTCGTCCTCTTTCAGAAACTGGAGAAATTAAGTATCATTGGTATGTTCATACTTTCCAATGGCAACAACTAATCCAAGATACATCTGCTCCAATTCAGTTCCGTGATATTTTCGGTAACGCAATTGCAGGTGGCGATGGTGATGGTGGCTTCGGTCGTTCGATGGTTTATTCCCAAACTTTAATCATGAAAACTGACAAGATTCCTAATGGCTTAACTGCTAACGATGGAACCGGTGTCGTTTTACCAAATGTTCGTAGGTCGGTATTCTGTGGTAGAGATGCTGCAGCATTCGCTTTAGGACGTGGTTATGATGATGGCAAGGAAATCGTACCAGGATTCATGATCCGCGAAGACGTTATTGATATCGGCAACACAAGACGTGTAGCGATTAATGCACTATGGGGAACTAAGAAAGTTACCTTTAATGGCACTGATCATGGCGTTATTGTTGTTCCTGGTTATGTAGCTCAAACTGCAGCTTATTAATAGGAGGATAACAAATGGTAAATTATGTTGCTACCCCTTTACAAAATCAAACTCCTTGGTCTCCAGGGCGTACTTATGTACTGGGTTATTATTTTGAATTGACTGCGGGTCTCGGATTAGGAGACACTATTACATTTCCTGATGCCGTCACTCCTTCTGGCATTATCGGGCTTGATGCAGTAGTTCGTTGCAGTCAACTTGATTCTAATGCTACTCCACTGGGTAGATTTGAGTTAGGTGACAGTACTGCTAATGATGCTAATGCAGCTGCTCGTTGGATTACTGGCGGTGTTATGGGAACTAATGTAGCTGGTGCTATTGTTGTAAGTTTCAGCAATGTCCCTCCTGCTTTTGCTACTGTAACTCCTCCTTATCCACCTAATGCTCAGAGTTATGTGGTTCAAACTAAAGGTGCAGGCTATGAATATTATAATGATGAAAATAGTCCTACAAATGAACCAGGTGGATTCTTGGATTTAGTTCTTACTGTTACTACTGCTCCAGCGACTGCTGCAGCTACCGGTACAGTTTGGATGTACTTTACTTATTACTGCGTCGGAAATCCATAAGACGGAGTAACTTGAATGGCAGCAACTTATGGTCAAATGCGCGACCAAATCTTGATGGAAACTAATAGATTAGGCAATACGATTTTTGTTATTGAAGTGCAGAATGCTTTAGTTGCTGCTGTCAAAGAATTGGAAACGGAACAATTATTTATCAACTCTAAGTTTGATATCTTACCAGTTGGAACTGATCAGTTCGTAATTCCATTACCTAGTGATTTTATATCAGTTTTGAATCTAATTTTGCTAGATTCACAAAGTCGAAATCTATTGTATACACCCGCTTCAGGCTTCAAAGAAGTCACATATTGGGAATTACAAACTTTTAGATGGCAGCAATTTACTCCAGGAGTACCTGCTAATTGGGCTTTGTACGGTAATAACATTCACTTGTGGCCTACTCCCCCAGGACAGTACAATCTGGCAATAGATTATTATTATAGAGATGGATATTATCCCGATGATTACGTGACGATTCCTGCACCTTCAGATCCCTATGTGCAACAGCCATGGACTGCAGATCAGTATAACCTTACATCGTTATGGCTAGGGGATTTCACACAAGACGTTACAAGATATACAGCTAGAAGTATTTTCTACAGAGATTCTCTTCAAAGCCCAGAATTATCAGCTAGTGACAGAGCACAAGCACAATATGCATTATCACAATTAAGGATTCGTAACTCACAAAGAGATACTACTCCCTATTTAAGTTATTAAGGAGTTATAAATGGCTACAACAACCCCCAACTTTTCATTGATTGAACCTGCGGTTTTGAGCAGTACTGACGCCAATCTTTGGGGCGGCATGCTTAATACTAATAGCACGAATTTAGACGCTTTTTTAACTAGCCTTACAGCAAATTTTGCTGGGACTTCGACTCCGGTTCTTGGCACTACTGCTTCCCCTACATCAGGTCAATGGTGGGTTAACACCACTGGTTCTACTTGGCCACTAAATATTTATGACGGCACAAGTTGGGTTCTAGTAGGGACTATAAATCCTACCACTCATACTTTTGCCCCTGTAACTTCATTATCATTGGTTTTAAATCCAGTTACTTTTAAAACTGCGGGAACATTTACATATACTCCTTCTGCTAACTTAGTCTATCTAACTGTTGAAGTTCAAGGTGGTGGTGGCGGCGGTGCAGCAACAATAACTGGAACACCTATAAATTACTGGAGTCAAGGGGGAGCAGGAGGAGGCTATGGCAAATCACTTTTGGCTGCTGCCTCTGTCCTCGGTGGAGTGACAGTCACAGTAGGAGCTGGGGGCGCAGGCGGAACTAGTTCACCGATAGCAGGAGCCAATGGAGGTAATAGTTCATTTGGTGCTCTTATCACGGCTACAGGTGGAGCTGGGGGAGTATCAATGGTTGCGGGCACTGTTTTTGCTGCGCCTGCTCCCGGTAGTTCGACAGGTGGAAATCTCCTTAATCTTAATGGGGGATTCGGGGCAGCTGGTTACGGAGGTACAGGCCCTACTTATATAAGTGGCAGTGGTGGCAGTGGCATTTATGGCAATGGAGGAGCCCCATGGGTTGCTTGTATACCTAGTTCATCTACAGTTGTGAATGGTAATAATGGTCAGGCTGGAACCGGCGGCGGCGGTGGTGGTGGTATTTCATCTAACGGGTCAGCCGTTGCGAATGGTGGTAACGGAGCTAGTGGCTGTATAATAATAACTGAATTTATTAGCTAAAATTGAATGTTACTTGGCAAGAAAATCCAATTAGAAATAGTGCCAGGTGTCAATCCATCAAGTGATTCGACGCCCCTGGATACTATTTTCTGGACTAATGCTGATAAAATAAGATTTCAAGGTGGTAAATTACGCAAGTTATTAGGATGGCAGAGAATTTGGCCGGCTAATGGTCAACAAATAAAAGGAACCGCCCGAAATATATTTTCTTATCGAGATCAGAATAATAATCCGATAACATTAATAGGTACATCCACCAGATTATACGCTTATGCTCCTTTGCAAGGGGAAGATGATTTTTATAATATAACCCCTCTACTCACTTCTACTACGAATATTCCCAATGCATTCAGCACTGAGTACAATACTGGGGTAAATGTTACTATTTCCACGGTGGCAAAGAGCCAAACCATTACGATGGATATGACACAATATTTTCAAAGCGGTGATTTGATAACTATTTCTGGCGTCACTAACCCCATCAATGGGATCCCTGCTATGAATTTCAACAATACTTTTCCAGTAGAGGAGCTCAATAATAGCCAGGTGCAATTCGATGTTGCGGTCGCTGCTACTTCTACAGGATCGGTTACTGTGAATCTGAACTGGGCGTCCTCATATTTATACGTGAATTACAACAATAATAATCTCCTGGACTACGACAGGATTAAATTCCAGTTAGCTACAGATGTGGACGGAGTTCTGGCTGCCGACATCAATAAAGAGTACAACATAAGCAATGTGGTAGATAGAAATAATTTCACCATTTCCACTGGAATAGTCGCCACAAGTAAGGTAACTGCGGGAGGAGGATCGAGTACGACTATTCAGTCTCAGATAGCTGCTGGAAGTCCTGGACAGACGGATGGCGTGGGATTCGGCGCGGGCGAGTTTGGTGCCCTGATATTTGGGGCGGCCAACAGCGCTGGAATCACTACCATGTTTCCTAGGATCTGGTCGATGGACACTTTCGGTACCAATGTAGTTCTGACTCCCGGTGACACTCCTGATGATGATCCTAGCATAGCCAATTTATTCGAATGGGCAAATGATGTAACCGTTGCTCCTATTTTGATATCTGGAGCGCCAAATGCAGTGAAATGGGTCTACGTATCCAATAATATTGTTTGCACTCTCGGAGCGGCTGGAGCCTTGAATCTATTTTGGGGATCTGGAGCCGGAGATTACACTGTTTGGACGCCAGGAGCTAACAATCTTGCCAATATTCAAGTATTTCAACAGGCAAATGTTTTCCTTTCTCAGGCCAAATCGCGCAATTATGACATGTTATTTACGAGTTCTGCCGTTTATACGATGGAATTTGTGGGACTCCCCGATATTTGGTTGCCCCGTAAACTATTTTCTACAGATGGCATTTTGGCTCCGAAAGCACGGGGGGTCGTTGAGGATGCCGTATTTTGGATGGGGCAAGGAGATTTTTATGGATTCGATGGATATACCGTTAGCGTTTTGCCCAATAATACCGTAAAAAGATACGTTTTTGATAATCTAAATTGGTCTCAGTATGCTAAATCTTTCGTCCATGTAGATGTAGAATGGTCTACAGTTCGTTTTTATTACTGCCAAGGACAGGACATAGAACCAAACAGTTATGTGGACTATAATTACAAGGAAGGTCACTGGACGATAGGAACTAACCCTAGAACCGCCTCTGAAGAACCTGTCAACATAAATGAATTTCCATTTTTGGTGCAAAGTCTTGCTACAACGATTGTGCCAATTCCAAACGGCATAAGTACATTTTTTTACAATCTGGTCAATAATCCATTTTCTACGCTCAATGGTTCCAATGTTGTATCTGTCTCCGTCAATACTGACGCAATATATTTACAGGTAGGTGATAGCGTATTAATTTCTGGAGCCACAAATACCAATGGAATACCGGCGGGAGATTTGAATGGCATGCAGACCATCACAGGGTTCACTGAAGGAATAGAGGGGTTTGGAGGAGGAATTTTCGGCTTTGGTGAGTATGGAAGTCCAGAGGCTGGCGCTACAGGTTTCACATTCTCAGCAATAGTTCCTGCTACGAGTGCGGGCACTGGTGGAGGGGCTGCCGTAACTGTGGGAACTCAGATATTAGCCTTGAACTACACTGGGAATGCATTGCAGGTGAATCAGGTGATAACTATAGAGAACGCTACTGCTGTTGATGGATTTACAGCTGCTGAGATTAATGGCACTACCAGCGTGAGATATATTTACGGAGGATATATAGAGGTCAATGTGCCGGTTTCAAATGCGTACAGTACAAGCACGGTTATAGATGGAGGAGGAACTTCTGCGATCTTCTTCACGACTACTGATGGCAGATTATTCCAGCACAACAGTGGACTCAACGATTACAATGATAGTTTCAACTATTTCACTGACCCTTGGAACAGTCAATTTGCGCCCATGAATTCCTTTGCCCAGACCAATTATACCTTAATTCAGGAAGGTGATAATACCCAGCTGATCTATAGCTTTTATCCCGATATCATAATGCAAGAAAATATGACGCTTCAGGTGAACGTGAAAGAGTATGCTCAGAGCTCTCACACTCATAGCCAAACATTTACAATGACGCCAACTACTGTTAAAGTCGATCCCATGAGTATAGGAAGAGTTAGGCAATATATATTTACCAGCAATGTCGTTAACGGTAACTATTTATTGGGCAGAATGTTTGAGGAAATTAAACCTTCTACTCCGAGGTAATAATGAGTAAAAGTTTAAATCAGATACCGATTACTGGAACATCAGTATTAGAGGAAAGAGTCAAGAGATTAGAGCAGCAATTTTCTAATAGCTCCAATTTTTTAAATTCTTATACGTTGGGTACACTGAGAACGGATAGGACAACTGCACCCGCCAACAGCACTGATATTACTGTGGGAGTGGATAAATTATATGATGTTATAAGAGTATACCCCTATGAATATGTATTAATTCCAGTTGCTGGGGTAGCAAATTGGGTTAGAATAAGTATGAGCACATTTTGAACGAAAAAGTAAATATAAGAAAAGCGACAGCATTTGATCATAGCGCGATTTTGAATTTGAGTGTACAATGGTTTGAAGAGGTGCGAGTTCAGGGCTTTCCAGGAGTTTGTGCACAAACGGGGGTCTGGCTGGCAGATTTAATAGCCAATCACTTATTTTTGGTTGGAGAATATGGAGATAAGATAATAGGAGCGCTCGGCCTTAGAATTGGCAATGTGCCGTGGAATGTAACTGAACCAGTTTTATTTAATGAGCTTTTTATGACAGACAAGGACTATAGAGGGACTGGTATTTCAGACAAACTGATTGATGCGGTTAAAGAGTTTTCCGAAGACAATAATTTGTTATTGATTATGGGGCATATGACTGGCACCGATGCGCATTTGAAAGATAAATATTTGAGTATTAAAGGCTTCAGTTATGCTGGAGCAAATTTCATATTTGGGAGAAAATAACATGGCAGCAGCATTACCTTTTGTAGCAGGCGCCGCCGCTATTGGGGGCAGTCTTTTCGGAAGAAATAAGGGAGGATCACCTGGAGGTCAATCTAGTTCTAGCGCCAGTCATCAGGAGTCTGGGTTTAACACATTACCTCCTGAAGTTCAAAATGCATATTTAAATCAATATTTGCCAAGTATTCAACAGCAATTCCATACGAGATATTCTGCCCCACCATTAGGACAAGCTCAGGGTGGCCCATTTGGTTCTCAGGCGTTACAAGAATTGCAGAATTATTCAAATTCCACTGGAGGAGTTTTCGGCAATGGTACTGGAGTTAGCCCTCTTGGAGCTGTAGAGCCATTTAATCCTTACCAGCAACAAGCTATCCAAGCTTTTGGTGGCGGGTTATCTGGACTTCAAAACGAATTGCCAGGTTACCAAAATTTATACAATAAAAATGTTTTAGAACCTGAGTTAGCAAATTTAGAAGATCAGAGACAGCAAGCTTTAAATGGTATGCGCTCCAATCAACTGTTGCGAACTGGTGGTCTAAATGCTTTCAGTAATTCCGCTTTCGGCACTCAATTGGCTGGATTAGAAGATATAGCTTCCAAAGCTAGATTGAATGCTAGAGCGGGCGCATTTGCAGGTGCTCAAAATCTAAGAAGAATGACGTTACAAGATATGCTGAATGCTGGGGGAGCCCTACAGGAACAAAATCAAAGTTTATTAAATGTTTTGCAGCCATATTTACAACAGACTACTCCTGGCGCGATGAATCAGAACTTCGCTCAAGGTCTAAGTGCATTTCCTGGCTCTACCATAAGCGATTCCTCATCGAGTGGAACTGTGACTAATCCCACAGCAGGTAAACCTAATTTATGGGCTAGAATAGGAGCAGCTGGACAAGCCCTCGGTGGTTTTGGTCAAGTGGCTCAAGGGTTTGGTGGATTCGGAGGTGGAGGCGGATTTAATGCTCATGCCCAACCTTACACTGGGGGCAATCAGGGAGTTGCTGGGATGACACAAAGTGGACAAAGATATTTTTAACCAATGAGGCGACCATGAAATTTATTCAAGATATTACGAATGGACTAGCTCAGGGAGGTAATTTTATAGACAAATTGCACCAGAATCAGAATTATCTGGGGGGTATCAGTGCGTTTAATCCTCAAGGTGGCCAACGTTTGATGGATCAGGCTCTTTTCATGCGGCAACAACAAGAAGGTCAACGTCAGCAAGAAGCTCACGAGATGAAAAAGAATGAGGCTTTACGTTCTCAACAATTAGCTAAAGCGCTTCCTCAACTTCTGAATCAGATTGATATAACAAAACCTAATGATGCGCTCAAAGCTTTGGGAGCTGCTGGCGTCCCTCCAAAGGAAGCCTTGACACTCTTGAAGCAAATTCAGGATCTGAATGATACCAAAGTAGAAGATAAATTTAATCCCGTGACTGGAGAATTGGTTCGATTTCAAAACAAGTTAGCTCAAGGTAACACTCCACAACAACAAGGCCAAGGTAATTTCAGTCAGCAAATGGCCGGAGGGAATCAAGCTCCGCAAAATCCATTTGGTAATACTCCAATTGGTCAAAAGCTAGCATTTGAAGAAGATTTGAAAGAAAAAGCCGAAGATAAAAAAGTTGATAAGAAATTTCTAGACGAAACTTCACAAGCTGCAGTTGAGGGTAGTAAATTACTAAACAAACTCGACATAGCCAATAAACTTCTCGATAAATTTTATCAAGGTCCTTTTGCTGGGGAAGTTAAAACTCTCGGTCAAGCCTTCAGTACAAAAGGCGCTAAGGCTGCGGAAGCTTTTGATGCCATTGTGAGTCAAGTTGTCATAGATCTTTCAACAACCTTGAAAGGCACTCAATCTGATAATGATATGGCACGTATTGAATTGACTAAGCCTGCGAAGACCAACACCGAGGAAGGTAATGGAGCGATAGTACAGCAGATAGATGCTTTGACCAATCGGGCAGTGATCCAATATAACAAGGCAGCTCAAGAATTCATCGGGGCAGGTGGAAACGGTAAGCAATTCCGTACCAGATGGTCGCAATATGCGAATGCCTTTCCTTTAATAAATGATGATAGTACCGTGAATTATCAGAATCAAACTCTGTGGCAAGATGTAATATTCAGACCAGACAATGAATTTGACGCCATCATAAATGCGGCCAAGCCAGTCACCGAGACGCTAGAAACACCTTTCGGCAATTATACTCTGGAGCAACTAGAAGGTAGATGAAATGAAAGATCAAAATCTAGAGAAAGCCAGACAATGGTATAAACAACAGCAAAAGAACCGTGCGATCGCTGAATATGAAGGGAATCACAAAAAAAGTCTGGAATCGAATAAGGAATTCAGCGTAAGAGAGGCCGTAAAAGCCCTTCCGGGGGGAGCCATTTCTGCTATTCCTGACACGGCGATTGGTCTGTTGAATTTAGGTCTCTATGGTGCAGAAAAAGGCGCTCAAGCTTTTGGTGTGCCAGAAGAATTAGCTAAAACGCCCTCTATTCCATATTATGGAAACCAATTTGCGACTCAACTGACTAATAAAGTATTTGGTGAACCTCAAACTCAAAATGAATTGGAAGGGCGTAATACGGGAGGGTTGCTGGGGAGTCTTTTGGTTGGCAATCCTGCAAGTTTAGCAACGGCTCCTGCAAAGTTATCTGGAAAGTTGATAAATTCATTGATTAAATTGAATCCTAAGAAAGCTGAGGCTTTCAAAGCAGCTGGCCTCCAACCCACTTTAGCTGATGTAGCTGATAGAGGATTAATCAAGCATGCCCAAAGTGCTGTTTTCAGTGGAATAAACCCAAGAGCAGAACAAAGAGGAAAAAAGCTGAATTCATTTTTCGAAGGTTTGGAACCAATAGATCTCAATCAGACAGGCAAGTTAACGACATCAGGCGCAAAAAAATATAATGAAAAAGCCAGTAGTATATTTAATAAGCTATCCGATAAAGCTTGGAAAAATATTGATCGTACAGAGTTTCTGCCTCTAACAAACACTATTGAAACTATCCGCAAAGAACTGCAAGCAATCACTCCTGAAGCACAAGCGAAATTAGCGAAGACACAAGCTGGACAGGAATTGACGGAATTGGTAGAAGCGGCATCAAATTATGAAGGATCTTTGCCTTTTAGTGATGTTGCAGAAGTATATAAATCGCCAATTGGTAAACTGATTGATGTCGGGGAACTGGGAGATAAAGAACAAAAAGCCTTAAAAAGAGCGTATGGAGCCATTGCTCAGGATATAGATGATTTTGTTTTATCGAGAGATCCAAGCGCTCTCAAAGACATTAAAAAAGCTAATAAATTTTGGCATAACTTTAGTGAAGGTAATCGTAAGATTACTAACGAGGCTATTAGTAAAAACAAAACCTCTGACATAGCTACATTTAACGAAATTAAAAACAGCTTGGCTAGAGGGGAAACTCGGCAAGGTGATGTTTTGACCAAGAGATTAAATAAGGCAGAAAAAAAGCAATTTTCTGATACCTTGATCCATGAACTGGGTAGAAAAGATGGCGAATTCAGTCCATTTGTTTGGGCTAATAATTTTAATAAATGGCGTCCAGAAGCTCAAAAAATTGCACTTTCCGGTTTGGACAAAGAACATTCTAACAAATTGATGAATGTAGCAAAAGCTTTGGTGCATGTTAAAGATACTGGTAAATATGGCAATTTTTCTAATACATCGAATAATGCTGCAGCACTGGCTACGCTTATAGGTGCTTGGAAGGCTCCTTTGGAAACAGCACAAGTTGTAGGAACATTGGCTATAACTGGAGAATTATTTGCAAATCCCAAAGTGATAGATGCGCTTTATGCAGCCTCAAAGGTAAAAACTAAAGATCAGTTTGATAAAGTCGTCAAACATTATCTCCCCATTATGACTAAATTGGCTGCTCAAAATAAACAGACAGAAAATGAAACAAAAGACAAAAATGAAGACAAATTAAATCAAGCACGCGAATGGTATAAATCACAACAAGGAGCTCAAAATATAATAAATCCGGTAGCTAATACAGAAACACGTGGAGAAAGTGATACTTTGGCGACAAAGCCATTTAAGAAATCGACTAGAGCCGAGAGGGAAGAGGAACAAGGTTCTTATTCGTTTGGTTCGCAAGATTAAAATTTTTTCTATCATTATATTAAAAAAGTTGTTACAATTAATTTTATAAATTATATCCTATAAGGAGTTTATCATGGGAATGAAATCTACCGGTCTAGTTATTGCAGAAGCCGCGCCAGCTTTAGCATTAACTGCGGCAAACACGATCGTTGTTAATCAATATACTACATTTACAGCTACAAATAACTACTGGGTGCCAAGAGAAGCAACACTTGCGGAATTATCTGCATTTGTATCTGGTGGGGCTACTGTTCTTGCAGTTGGCACCATTACTCTAGCAGCAGGAGCCGCAACTGTGCCTTTAGCTACTATCACTGCAGGAAGTGTGGTTCTTTTATCTGAAGCAAATGCAACACCAAATGCATTAGGTTACGTAATCACCCCAGGTACTGGTTTTGTTATACACTCTGCAAGTGGCGCTGACACTTCATCAGTGAGTTATGTAGTATACAGTTAAGGTAGAGGCTAATATGACCAACCAAGTCCCATCCACTACTGAAATTATTTTTTTTCAGGCTCAGACAACTAATGGGTCTTCTACAGGTATGTCTTTCATTTTTCCAATGAAAAGGGCTTGTTTAAAATATTGGGGCACATGGGATGGAGCAACAGTTACATTTCAAACTGCTACTCCTCTAGATAGTAGTTATTGGATTCCTATCGACACTCTCAATGGTACTATCGCTTCCTTTACCTCGGATGGTCAATCGACTCTAGAACTTGTAGTTTATGGAGATCTTTTGAGATGCACAATTTCAGGGGGTGGTGGATCGATGTCATTAAACGTAACAGCTCAAGCAGTATAGGAACATTATGGCATATATAAATATTATTACTGCAAGCGGGGGAAGCGTGGGATATATAACTATAGAGCACAACGGGTCAGCACTTCCTCAAGAAGCAATTCTGAATTTTGTTGGTGCGAATTTTACTGTTACTGATAATCCAGGCAATGGTAGTACAGATGTAAGCGTTTCCAGTAGTGGGGGAGCGACATGGGTTGAAGCCCCTGCATCTACTGGAATGGCTATTAATACCTATTATAATGCTAACAGTGGTAGTCTTGTTACACTTACTCTCCCATCGACAGCGGCGTTTGGTACCTCTTTCGCCGTTTCGGCTTTTGGAGCAGGTGGATTTACCATCGCACAAAATGCTGGACAGACGATTCATTTTGGTGATTTAAGCACTACTTCGGGGACAGGTGGTTCCATAAGTTCAGCACGCCAGTACGACACATTATTCTTTTTCTGCTCGGCTGCTAATACAGATTTTACTGTTACAAGTTCTATAGGCAATTTAACCATAGTGTAGCGAGTCATGACAACAACAAATACCCTAAATCTTCAGATTTTCGTGGGGGATAGTGGAAGCGGAGGCACCAGCGGTCTAGTTCCGGCGCCTCCAGCAAATAGCAATCTTGCCGGAGATTTTCTCAGTGCAGGAGGGTCATTTACTTACGTTGACCAATCCAAGAATATCAATCCGAATTTTTCTTTAGTTACTCAGGGCCCCGTTCCTTCTGGTTCTCCTGGTACAATCAAATATGAAAGTACGACCATCTTCACGTCTATCGTAACAGGCAAGACATATGCCATCGGGGTAGGATTCCTAGGGTCTCCCACTTTGACTATCTGGGATATAAGCGACCAGACTCGTCCTACAATCACTGGAACATTCGTGGCTGCTGGTGGAGGAGCCTACAATTGCACAGTTGGAGTTGTTAGTGGCGTACAATATGCCTTTGTGGGATATAATTCTGGCGCGCATTTCGTGGTCGTCAATTTGACAAATCTGGCCGCTCCTACGCAGACCAGTACGACTGTCATCACCGGAAGTCCTGGCTCGATCTACAACGTATCATTTCTCAATGGATATGTATATT